TGAGGGAGCTGACAGCCCATAAACATTCATCAATAGGACGGATATCAAGATTGATCTTGACTTCGTGATATTGAAGGGCGATTAAAGGAAGAGCAAGTCCTGGGTTACGGCAGTACCAGAATTGAAGAGGAACGTAAAGAGTAGTCTCAGGAAGAGCGTTACGTGGAGCACAGACTTGACGAGGAGCGTTAGACTCACATGGTCCGTCAACATCATTGAAAGAAGGATCAGTGATGAATGTAAGTTGGGTGGTATTACCAACCATCTTGTAGTATCCGCGTTGTTGTTCGGATGTAAGGGTAAGTTGGTTCCAGATGTGCATCCAGTCACCATATTGACGGTCAATACGTTGACCACCAATCTCAACCTCAACTTGAGAGATAAGTTGCTCTCCTGGGAAATCTAACCAACGTGCATAGACACCGGCATTGGCAGCAGCATCAGCTGTACCGTTCTTCATGTGTTGGTTAATCTCTGGGAGAGTAACTTGAAGATAAGTACGGTAGCAAAGATCACCGTTTCTGCTGATGGTACATGTAACACGGCGACCGAAATCAGCTTGTCCGTTGAATGTTTGTTCAATGGATTCCATTGCAAAGTTTGTGTGACGTCTGTAAGAGACTTTCCAGAAAGTAATTTGTGGGTTACCTGTAAGATATACATCTTGGGCACCGTAAGCTACGAGTTGCATTAATCCACCTCCCATGGTTATATTATTGCTAAATATTTTATTTTTTCTGGAAAATCCGCCGAACCTACATGAAATTATTTAATTAATTTAAAATTAAAATTCTCCTTCAAGAATGTATGTATGTAATTGTTCGAAAAATACTCTGTTTTTCCTTCATGATTTTTAATAAATGCGTATTTTTCATCGGTTTTACTTGATTTCTTCACAGTCCATCCGTTTTTTAAAGTATTAAACATAAAATATAGCAAATATTTTTCATCAGTACACGATTTATCGTCATCAAAACAATCGCTATGTTTTTTTTTTACTTTTGGAATATTATTAATAAAGGTTGTTGTTTTGTCCAAATTTGTTAAATAAATACTATCAGGTACAATAATTTTTCGATTATTTTTTTTGAGAATATAACAAGATTTTCTCTTTTTAAGAGACCAATCATTGTCTAAATAGTCTTGGAAATACATCATCATACATAACATCTCGTCACTTAATCTATTGTCATCATTTGGTTCATAACCAACATTAACACTCATTATTGATTCATAGAGAGAAAACATAATATTAATTATAACTTGTTGTATTTCTTATTAATTAACCAAATTATATATTAAAAATAATGATACAAATATTCTATAGATTGAATTATGCCTTCATTTAAACATAAAACAAATAAAAAAATCATGATGGATGAAAAAAGTATTGTTACATTGGATAGTAAACATAAAGAATTAGAACTTGAATTTAACAATGAAAAAAATGAAATACTACCTAATTTGAGAGCAAAGAAGAAATATCTGTTGAATTTATTAGAGAACGAATCATCTATATTATCCGTTGAACAAAAATTAGAAATTCAAGATACCTTGAGAGATATCAAGGAACAAATTAATGTGTCAAAAAAAGCAAAGAAGCAGTATTATTTAAATAATAACAAACATATTTTTGATTATTTTGAAAACAAAAAGAATATTTCAATGAATGATAATAAAACAAAATTACTAAATACTTTCTTTAAAATACATAACGATGATGAAGAAATACATACATCTCACATTAAAGACAATGTTCAACAGTATTTGTCAAATCTGGATGAATCATTTATAGACGTTAACAAGTTTGTAGTTATTTCTGATATTTGTCAATATTGTAAAAAGGGTGAATTAATTCCCATTGACCATGAAGGTATTATGGTATGTAATCAATGTCATAAACACGTTCAATATTTGGTTGAAAATGAAAAACCATCTTATAAAGAACCACCAAAAGAAGCATGTTTTTATGCATATAAAAGAATCAATCATTTCCGTGAAATATTAGCACAATTTCAAGCAAAAGAGACAACACAAATACCAGAAGAAGTGCTTGAAAATATTAAAAATCAAATTCGCAAAGAGAGAATTGATTTGTCTCAATTAAACAATAAAAAAGCAAAGGATATATTAAAAAAACTGGGATATAATAAGTATTATGAACATATACCGTTCATCAAGGATAAATTGGGTATAAAACCACCGGTAATGACACCAGAATTGGAGGATTCATTATGTAATTTATTTATGGAAATACAAGGTCCGTATGCGAAATTTTGTCCGGATGACCGTGTAAATTTTTTAAACTATTATTACACTGTTTATAAATTATGTGAATTATTGGATCAAGGACAGTTTTTGCCTTATTTCCCTATGTTAAAAGATCGTGAAAAAAGAATCGAACAAGATGAAATTTGGAAAAAAATATGCCTGGAATTGGATTGGGAATTTATTCCTACCATATAAACCATTAACATTCAATGATTCAATGATTCAATGATTCAATGGTGTAATCATCATCTAATTTTAGAACATAATACTGAAATGTTAAAATATATCAGTATTATATAGATACTATGGATACCGAAAATTTAATAAATGATTTGGGTTATTCAGAAAAAATGTATATACCTGAATCAATATTGATGGGTTGGTTTACACCCTTGGTAATTTAAAACGCCGTTTTCACAGAGTAAAAAATAACCAAGAATGTAAAATCAATAGTAGGAATTTCACCTACGATGGTCTAACTTTTTCCTCTTCCTTTTGATTATTTGAAGAGGTGAAAGACGAAATTTGAAAACACGCAGGGCGTTCTTGCTTCTCTATCCAGCACTTTGTTAAGTTCATTATGTTTATTGCTGAATTAGCGTCTCGTGTTCTAAATACGATTTGTTTGACTTGGGGTCTCACGCATCCAGAACATACTAAAAGACGAAACTGCTTGTTTCCATCACTATGTCTGTAATAAGATAAATCGTTATTACATTCACAGCATTTTTTACTTGTATTACACTCGTTGATTGTTATTGTATCATACTTCTTATGGATTTGCTTTCTCAATCCTTTATTCATAGTAGGCATAAAGTGTTTCATTTGAGTGCTTCTACTCCAATTTCCATAACCAATAAGGATATTGTCTCCAAAGGTTTCCTTGATTTTATTAAGGAACGTATCAATTGATTTCTTACCATAACTATATTGTCTAAACTTCATTTTCCTCCATACATCTCGTTGGTAGAAATCTAATGTTTCTTTGTTGAGTTTATCCTTTTCTACTAAATACTTCTTGAACTTTTCATAATCAACCGATTTACTATTGTGAAAGGATAAATGAGTTTCTTTTTCTATGATGTTGTTTCGTTTCTTTTCCACTAATAAAATTCGTTGGTTTGTTTTTGCTTTGCTTTCTCGTTTCCTTTGCGGTGCTGTGTATTGGAGTTTGTTTCCTTTATCGTCCATCATATACACTAACGACCTTTTACCAGGGTCGCACCCTACGATATTTCTATATTTCAAAGTATCCAGTTGTTCTATGGATAAATCTTCTATGTTATGAAAATCTTGTTCTTGCAAAGTAGGAACTCTTGAACCCCATTTCTTATCTTTCAAATCCTTACGAATAAACAACAAAGAACAACTAACACCATCTGTTTGGAGTTGATGATGATATTGATAATGTTTGCTTTTGAATGTTTTGTTTTGTAGGTTCAGTAGATTATTCTATACATCATATTGATTTTCCTTCACATTCTTTAACAATTCACCCTTCTTTGCGTTTTCAGGACAGAATAAACTGATGATACACGCTGTATCCAGAATGATATGCTTGGGAATAATGTTATTACGAAGCGGTAAAGGTTGGAATAGTTTATGTTCTTCCTTTTCTAATACAGCATTCATATACAGCATGCCTTTCAAATAATCAAATGGTTTCACTTTCACATCATAATGAACTGACTTCTTTATGTTTGTAGGAAGAATATTCGGTAAATGAGTGGTTTTCCATTCATCAAACATCGTATCAGTTTCCTCATTACATTCTAATAATTGCTTCTTGAACTTGAATAAAACTGCTTTATCTTCTGTTATTTTCGTGGTGGTTTTATTGATAAACCGAAGAAAATGCTGAATAAATCGTTCTTGTGTATTATTAGATAAGGAAGTATGTAATTGCGTTGCTAAATAAGGTAATAGAAAAGTAGTATTTTTTAATTGGGTCTTTTCGTGGTTGAGTAAAGGTTGGTATTCATGATTGTAAAACTCTTGTAATGCTTCTAAAAGTTCAGTATCTTTACTTTTTGCTCCTTGATTACTTCTTACTCCTAATGTCTTGATGCAATACAGAATAAACTTATCATTTATTTCAGGTAAAGGTTGATTGTTGTTATAACATTTCAATACATACAACCTGATAAATTGGTAAGCGTGTATCATCAAATCATTCATTTCAAAAACCAAATTAGTAATGACTGGTTGGACTTCGTTATGGTTATGTAATACAGATTTGAGTGTGGTTTTGATGGTAGTGTAAGCAGATTTATCAGTTGAACGGAACTCATGGAAAGTATATTTCTTCTTCTTTTTCCCCATTCTAAGTTTCTATATACTTACTAAATATTTTATTTTTAAGTAATTTTGTTAATAAACATTATTCCTAAATAATATCGTCATTCTGTTTTTCTTCCAATTCTTTTTTTAGGTTTTCTTTTCTTTTCAAATATTCACGTCTATTATATTCTTTCTTTTGCTCTGGTGTAGGTTTGTAATCGCTTTTATAATTTGTCTTCTGTTGATATTCTTTTGCTCTTTGTTTCTCTTTTTCCTTATTTCGTTCATAATACTCTCTTCTACTTGCTGGTGCTGTGTATTTTTTGAGATGCTCTTTAGTTGATTGAAGTTCCTCTTTTAATTTAGCGTTCTCTTCTGTTAATTCTTTAATTATATTTTCATTTTCCATTACAATACTATATATAATAAAAAATATTTATATAATTTTTATTGTAATTGTTTCAAAAACGGCGTTTTAAATTACCAAGGGTGTAATTTATCCGCAATAATAAGGGCTACTAGTTTAATATTTTATAATTTGGCTAGAAAAGGCGCCATTAAATTCGATCCATTTATATCCAAGGGTATATCTATAGGGCTTATATTGATGTCTACGTTTTATATGTTATATTCATTATTACCATATCATGAACGCATGACATATTTAGCTAATAAATGTGGCAAATTAAAAAAATGTCCAGACATTCAAATTGAACATATAAATAGAATAAAAAATTCTTACATAATATCTGGTGGAATTATGTGTATAATTCAATTTTTTATATCTTATTTGATTATAATAACTGTGTAATACGTAAAATAATTAGAGAGATTATATAATAATTTCTCCAAGTATTATATAGAGAGAGATGATCAATGGTATATTTTCACAGCAACTTGTGTTATTTGTAGTAATGTTTATCATTGGAATAACAATAAACCCGATGAATATATTAGCACACAATTTAACGGATATTTATTTATCATTAACACTATTATATAGTGGTTTATTTATGGCATCTAATATGATATGGAGTCATCAAATTGTTCATTATATAAATATGGGGCATTTTGACAGAACCATATTTTGTACATGTATATTATTAAGCATAGCTAGCGTATTTTTATTACGAAAACAAGTGTTTGTAAATAGTACAGAATGGTTAAAAAGAATGATTGGTCATCATTCTACCGCAATTACCACTACCAAACAGTTACTAAAAAATGATGACAACTTTATATACAATAGTTATTTGTATAGATTAGCTAAGAATATTGTCTATGAACAGGAAAGAGAAATACTGTTTATGAAAAATATGTTATAATTCACAATTAATTATAATAAATTATAATAAATTATAATAAATCACCGGTTGAGTAATCCAATAATATCTAGAGACAAGTAGTCTTAAATATAGCACTTGTAACTAAATAGGGATCACAATTTGAACTAGGACGCCTG